GATGTGGAGGATTAATGTGGGACTGCTGGGGAGGCACAAGTATGATTAATTGGGCAATAAACAAGTTGGAAGAGATAGACAAGAAAAGCAAAAAGGAAGAATACAAGGGTGAAGAGTATGACCATAGATATGATTTTACACAATCAGATATGGAAACCTTACACACTAAAGGAGAGTTGTATGTAACACAGACAGATGAAGATGGAACACAAATGACCATTCTTTTTACATATAACGATGGCGAAATTCATGAACACAGTAATATTAAAAACTTAGCAAAAATGAATTGGTACGATATAAAAAATGTAGCTTCTGACAACGTAACAGAAGTAATGATATATGATGAGATTGGCAAATATGGGGTTGATGCCAAATCTTTTATAGATGAAATGAAAAATATCCCAAATGGTACATCTGTTCTTTTAAGAATAAACTCACCTGGTGGTTCGGTAGTAGATGGTTTAGCGATTTATGATGCTATTAGCAGAATGCCACAAAAGGTTACTACTCGTATAGAAGGTATCGCTGCGTCAATGGGAAGTGTTATTGCACTTGCTGGAGATGAAGTTATAATGAGTGAGAACTCACTTTATATGATACACAATGTATGGGGAGGAGAAGTTGGAGACGCAGGTGATTTAAGGAAAGCAGCCGACCTCATGGATAAAATGGGCGATAGGTTAGTTAGTATATATATGTCTAAGAGTGGAAATAGCGAAGAGCAAATCCGTTCTTGGATGAATGAAGAAACTTGGTTTGATAGTTCTGAAGCAGTAAAATATGGTTTTGTAGATGTAATCGAAGAGCCTATAAAACTTGCTGCAAGGTTTGATATAAACAAGTATGATTACAAGAATAAAGCTCTTGTAAATAATTTATTTAATAACATTAAAAAAGAAAGTAAAATGGAAAAAGAGTTTGATAACTTAAAATCTTTTATCGCTGATCTTTTTAACAAAGAAGGCGAAGTAAAGGAAGTAAAAATTCTTGATAATGATGTTGTTGTTGAAAAAATGAAAACTTTAGAAGAGTCTATAGAAGAGTCTAACAAAGCTATCGTTGAATTAAATGGCACAATCGTTGAAAAGGATGGTTACATTGCAACTTTAGAAGATGAGATTTCTTCTTACAAAGTGGCAAAAATGGAGGGAACTCCAAGTGATGTAGTACCTAGTAAAGATCCTAACCCAACTCCAGACGCAAAGTCTGAAGATGCTTGGGATGTTCTAGCTAAGAGCATCAGCGATGACAAAAAAGTTTATTTTAAAAATTAAAAATTAGAAAAAAATGGCAAACGTAATTAATACAAGTTTAAGCTGGAGCCAAGAAGATGCTAGAAAGTATTTCCTATCTCCACTCTTTTACGAAAATGACCATCTTAAAGGGATGGAGGTTATTTCTGATATTTCTGGTGCTTCTATTAAGTTAGACAGATATTCAGCATTAAAAGATTTAACTAAATCAATGAACTCAGCGTGTTTCTCTGCTGACGCAGACCAATCAACAAACAGCATTATAGAGTTAACTCTATCTCGCTTAGAAGTTGAACACGCACAACAGTCTACTTCTTTATTATCTCACATTAAATCTCAATTATTGAGACGAGGTATTAGTCGTTACGACTTATCAGGAACTATCTTTATGGAAATCGTTTCTGAATTAGTATTACAAGGTATCATGAGAGATATGTCTACAATCCTTTGGTTTGGAGATACTACAAATGGTGCTGGTACTCAAGCACTTGCAAATGGTGTATGGAAAGCTCTTGATGGTGCTGTAGGTGGTGCTTTACCAGTTTCACAAACACTTACTCAAGGTGCTACTGCAACAATCGCACAATTAGAAGCAATGTTAGCTGCTCGTTCAACTGAACTAGCTACTGCTGAAGGACAAGTTATTTACTGTTCTCGTGCTTTTGCTGATTCTTATGCTGCTGAATTAAGAGCTTCTAATGGTTCTCACACTGCTGCTTACGCTGACTTACAAAATGGTGTTGGAAGTCTACGTTTCAATGGTGTTCCTTTAGTTGTTATCAACTCGTGGGATGTTGATATTGCTAACCACTCTGTAGCTTTAGCTGCTATGGCAAATGGTCTTGCTCCAAATGGAGCTGCTGAAACTAAGTGTGCTATCTGGACAATGGAAAACAATATTACTGTAGGTACTGACTTTGCTGCACAAGATGTAGATATGTGGTACAACAGAGATTGTAAAGAAAACAGATTCCGTATGCTTTACTCTTTCGGTGTAGCTGTTAAAGAGCCAGGAATGGTTGTTACTTCTACTGAAGACTAATAATAAAAATGTACGAAGGGGGGAGTAAAATCCCTCCTGACTACTTTGTTTAACAATATAATAAATAAAAAAAATGGCAATAACTCAAGGACACGCAATCGTATGTTGCGATAGAAACCGAAGAGGTGGATTAAAGAGAATTTTCCTTATGGAGCAAGGTGGATTAGGTGCTGTAGCTTATGCTGCTGCTGGTTCAGGACCAGGTTCTGATGCTGCTGGAGGCGAATTTAACTCTTTTGTATCTTCAACTTGGTATGAATTTGAATTTGACAGAGAAACTGCTGGTTTCACTGCAAACGCTACAAGAGAGAATGGTTCTACTCTTGTAACAGTAGAATTAGACTTCTACATTCCAAAAGTAACTGAAGAAATTAATGGTAGATTAAGAGAGCTTACTGAATCTTGTGGTCTATATGCACTAGTTGAAACATTCGCTGATGATTGTGATGCTGTTGCACCAGAAACATACTTCTTTATCTTAGGATATGACAAGGTTTTCGAAAAGAAAGCATTTTTAGAGTTCTCTTCAGGAGAGCAAACTACTGGTGTTGCATTACAGGATGCAAATGGTACTCAAGTAAAATTAGCTGGTGTTCATGCTGAATACCCAAGAGAAGCGTTAGTAGTAATATCTGCTGCAAACGTAGACCCAGCAAACGCAGGTCAGATTGATTTATTTCAAGCTGTTACTGGCGTTACTAATGCTTGGAGCTCAAACTAGGTTACAATAACTTTTTATAAGATTAGGGGGGAAATCCCCCTAATTCTTATATATTTACATAAAATATTATATCATGATGAAATTTAAGTTCGATAAAGATTATTTTGTTTCTAATGATAATGACCCTGTTGTAGTTGTAGGACACGCTTTTGAAGTGTCTTTTAATTCTAAATTAAGCAACAAGGTGTTATCTCATTTATATAATCAAGGCAAACCTTATGTTACTTTGGAAAATGAAGAACAAGTTGTCAAAGAAGATGAAATCATACAACCAGAAAAAGTTATTATAAATGAGCCGAAAAAGAAAGAAAAGTACAGAAAGTATAAGTCAAACAAAAAAGAGTCCTAAGATATTAGGATATTCTTTTTCTAAAGACGTATCAAAAGAACCACCAAAAGAGCCACATCCGTATAAACCCTTACAGGATGACTGGATTCCTTTTGGCATTAATAATTTATTTCCACAAGAGCTGTCAGAACTTTCACGTTCTGCTTCTACGCATAGAGCCATATTAAGTACCAAGACAACCTTTTCAGTTGGAGAGGGATTAAGAACAGGTAACAAAAAATTACAGGCCATATTAGAGGACGTAAATGTTTATGGCGAATCTATGGATGATGTCGCTAAAAAGGTTTTTGCTGACTACTGGAAGCTAGGTAATGCTTACATGGAGGTTGTGATAGGAAGAGGTTATATGAATTTCTTTCATCAGGACGGAAGTACAGCAAGAGTTCATAAGGATGGTAAACATATATTATTGCACCCTGACTGGGAAAGAGCAAGAAACTATCCAGACGATTTAAGAAAAATTCCAATATATCCAGAATATAAGCAAGAAAATGGCGGATCTGTTTTAAGAACAATTGTTCATTTTTCTGATTATGAAAGCACATACTACTATTATGGAATGCCAGATTATTGTGCGGCACTTGATCATATTAAAATAGCAAATCAAATAGGAGTTTACAACCTTACTAGATTTAAAAACGGTTTTATGCCTAGTGCTATTGTTGAATTAAATGCAGATATGGGTGAGGACGAAGCACAAGACTTTATTGATGATGCTGTAGCAAAGTTAACTGGAGCAGGAGACAATTCCAAGATATTATTTATAGCTAAAAATGGTGATGGCGATGCAACTAATGTAAATATCATAAACGATACTAGCGATGGTTCATTTATGGAGCTACAAAAAATCACAAACGACAATATAATATCAGCACATAGATGGAATCCTGCTTTATCAGGAATACAGGTTGCTGGACAACTAGGAAACAACCAACAGATACTTACTGCTTATGATATAGCAATGAGTACAGTGATAAAAGAACCACAACAAATGTTCTTAAAAACACTAAGAAAAATTTTAAAAGTAGAAAGAGGTATTAACGCATCTGACCTAAGATTTTACACAAAACCACCTGTTTCTTTATTAGGAGCTATTGCTCCATCTGAATATATATCAATCAAAGAGGGTAGAGAAATATTTCATTTACCAGAATTGACACCAGCTCAAATGCAAGAGCTAATGGATGAGAAGTCCAAGGCAAAAGAAAATGTAAAAGAAAGTAATAACGACCAAAACCAATAACATGCCATTAATCACAAAGTCAGAGGTAATATCAAGATGTATAACAAATGCTAATTTTGACACACATCTTATAAAAGACACTTTTATTGAGATAGCTGAGCTAAATCATGTAAAACCTTTTTTAGGTGAAGACCTATATGACGCTTGTGTTGCTGGTGGTTATGTAACTTTGGTTAATGATTACATTAAAAATTATTTGGCATTTTGCGTAAAATTTGAGATATTGCCAGACATAACTTATAATACAACATCGCAAGGTGTTGTTGATAATTTAGCAGACTTTACAAGTCCTGTAGACCCAACTAAGTTAAATTATTTACGATCAGAAACATATAAAAAAGCTGAAACGTATAAGAAAAAAATGGAGAAATACTTAGATGATAACACTACTTTATACCCTGAATGGAAAGGGTGTGATGGCTGCGATAATAAAACAAAAGGCGGAAATGTAAGTAAAAGACATGGGATTATAACATATTAATTAAATGAAACACCATAATAATTTAAGTGATTCCCAGATACACAATCCAAAGGGATTTGAACCAGCTAGAAAAAGAACTGTGTCCACTAAAAATGGACAAAGTATTGTAGAGTGGGTAAAAGCAAACTATACTAGCACTATAACAATAACACCAGTGGCTGATGTCACTGGTAGTTTGCACCATGAATATATATGTATTTATAATAGTTATGATGAGACTAAGTATGCTGTATATTTTCAGGTACTAAATAATGATTTATTGTCTATACCTTCAGGATATGGTGGTGTAATACCAGTTGATCTTACAAATACAGGTATAAATTCATCAGTAGTTGAGGTGGGAACAGCACTACAGGGTGCTCTGAACAATCATGCAGATTTTTCTGCAGCTAAAGATGCAAACGGAATAGTTACTGTTACAGGACTAACCACTGCATCACCAGCTTTAGAAAATGGTACTGGTTTCTCTATTACTATTGCAGACGTAGAAATTACAAATGAAGTTTTGCATACAGATGCAAATGGTAATATAAGATTTACACCCTTTTCTACGATATTAACCAACACAGGTGTAAACGATAAAAACTATGTGCATAACCAAAATGTTGCTAGTGCAACTTGGATTGTTACACATAATTTAGGTAAAAATGCTAGTGTAACTGTTGTTGATTCGGCAGGTACAGTAGTTCAAGGTCAAGTTGATTACGATTCGCTGAATCAGGTAACACTAACCTTTAGTGGAGCTTTCTCTGGGAAAGCGTATTTTAATTAATTAATAAATAAAAAAAATGGCAGAAATTAAATTTTTAGTCGATTTAGATGTACATGGAAATATAGATTTAAACGACCATGAGTTGCAGAATTTTAAAATTCAGCACTTAGCAGCAGACCCTTCAGGTGTTGAAGGGCAAATATATTATAACACATCATTAAACTTACTAAAGTTTTATAACGGAGGTAGCTGGGTAACTTTATCATCAGCACAAGGTGATATTACTGAAGTTATAGGTGGTAATAACATTGATGTTTCAGGTGGTGATAGTGGTGCTGCTACTGTAAACCTTGATAGTGCTACAATTAGTGCAATTAGTGCTAACACAGCAAAGACTGGTATTACTACAGCACAAGCTAACGCTATCACAGCTAACACTGCTAAAGTTGGAATAACAACACAACAAGCAAGTGATATTACAGCAAACAACGCTAAAGTAACCAACGTAAGCACCAATCTATCTGTTACACAAAGTGGCACATCATTAGTAGTAAATTCTAGTGATGGTACAAACGCAAGTTTACCTGCTGCTGATACAGATAACTGGGGTGTTATGACTGATGAAATGTTTGATGCAATTCAAGCTAACACTGCAAAAACAGGTATTACTAGTGGAGAGCAAACTAAGTTAGGACACATTTCTGTTAGTCAAGCTGTAGACTTAGATACTATGGAGTCAAACATAGCTACAAACAACGCTAAAATATCTTATACAGATGCTTCGGCTGTAGCTGCAAACACAGCAAAGAACTCTTATCCAAGTGCTGATGCTACTAAAGTAGGTCATATATCTGTAACACAAGCTGTTGATTTAGACACTATGGAGTCTGACATTGCAACTAACAATGCTAAGACAGGAATTACTGCTGCTCAAGCGAGTGCAATTACAGCTAACACAGCTAAAGAGACAAACGTAGACACCGATTTAGGTGTTATTACAAATTCAACTAGTTTTACAGTAACATCATCTGATGGTAATAATGCTTCTCTTCCTGCTGCAAACACAACTAATTGGGGTGTAATGACAGATGAGAT